TGATAATGAATTTAAAAAGTATATTCAAAACTTTGAACTAGAAAAGAAAGGTTGGGAATACTTTAGACAGCTTTTAATTGAAGGTGAAATTTACTTTGAACATATTATACATAAGTCTTACCCGGAAGAAGGTATCTTAGGTGCAGTTCAATTACCAACTGAGTTAATTGACCCTATCTTTGATAACATTCAGAACATGATTATCAAAGGTTACATTTTACGTAAACCTATATTTGATCCAAACAAACCAAACAAGATTGAACGCTATGAGTTCATTCCAATGGATAAGAATCAGATAACATATATTAATTCAGGTATATGGAACCAAGATAAGACTTTCAGATTACCGTTCATTGAGAATGCAAGAAGAGCATATAGACAATTATCATTAATTGAAGATTCAATTGTTATATACCGTTTAGTAAGAGCTCCGGAGCGTTTAATATTCAATGTTGATGTTGGTAATATGTCACCTCCAAAAGCTGAAGCTTACTTACGTAAGTTAATTCAAGAGTATTGGAGTAAGAAAACATTTGACGTTAATCAACAAGCTAACCCAGTGCAGAAATTTAATCCACAATCAATGTTGGATAGTTTCTGGTTTGCTAAGAGACAAGGTTCAGAAGGAACTACAGTATCTCAATTAGAGGGTGGTGCTAATTTAGGTGAGTTGACTGACTTAATGTACTTTGTAAACAAGTTATACAAAGCATTAAAGGTACCAACTAATAGATTAAACACAGAAACAGTGTTTAAAGATGGTAATGAAATATTGAGAGAGGAACTTAAGTTTGCTCGCTTCATTATTCGTTTACAGCAAAACTTTGCAAGCGGTTTAAAGAATGGTTTTATTACTCACCTTAAATTAAAAGGTTTGTTAGAAAAGTTTGATATTAAAGAACAAAACTTACATATTGAATTTAACGTACCAACTAACTTCTATGAGTTAAGAGAAAATCAAAAGATGGAACTCAAGGTAACAAACTTTAATAACTTAGCAAGTAATCAATCAATATCTCAAACATATGCTCAAAAGAAACTATTAGGTTGGAACGATATTGATGTTAAAGCTAATAGAGAGTACTTACGTAAGGATAAGGAACTAGAATGGGAATTAAATCAGATTTTAGCAGGTGGTCCTAACTGGAGAGATCAAATGACAGCAGGTGGTGCACCAGGTGCAGCTCCAGCAGAAGCAGGAGCAGGAGCTACCTCACCGGGTGGATCAGCAACTCCTCCAGCATTTGGAGCCCCAGCAGCAGGAGCAGAAGCAGCACCACCGGCCGGTGGAGAAGCAGCACCAGCGGGAGGAGCTGAAGCAGCTCCAGCACCAGCAACTTAAATATTATAAGCCATGGCAATACCAAATCGTTGCGCAATAACCCCAATCTCAGCATTTCAGAGTTCTAACTTATCAAGTAAAATGACCTCGTTCAATGCTGTAGGGCAAAGAATATTAAGGTCATTAGGTTTTCCTACAGTTAACGTTGAGTTACATGTAGATCAGTTAAATGATAATATTAGTATTGCTTGTGAAATGTTTACTAAGTTTGCAGGCTATACTAGAGAGTATCTAATCTTTAATAGTAATCTTTATATACCAAACTATGGTATAAAGTTAGATACGTTGTTTACAGCACAAGCTAATTCAACATATCTTGCACAGTTAGATCTATTTGATCCAAATATAAATGGAACAGAAAGAGGTAACCCTTTGTTTAGCAAGTATGTAAACGATAATAATAATGTTTTTACAGCTAATAGCGCTATACCAGGAAGTTATTTCTTAGGTAGTTCAGCTTTATCAGCTTCTTATCAGTATGGTATCTTTACTAATACAGTTGTAAGTCTTTCCACATATAATCAAATTATATCTGCAACACAAACACAAATTGATTTATCACCTTACTTTACTCCAAGTTTAAAGAACAATATAACACAATTAGGTTCGCCAGTTGATGGAAACAATCCAAATTATTTGAATAGCTTTGACTACGATATAATGGATTACCGTAAAGTAATTGCGGTAGTAGACTTAGAAGAAGGTTCTACATCAGGCATTAATACTTTGTTTACCATTGAGCAGACGTTAGCGCAACAAACGTATTTCAGTTACTCGATGGGTAATTACGGTTTTGACTTAATCAGTTGGTATGTATTAAAGGATTGGTTAAAGAATAGGGAAAAGCTCCTTGCTACTAAACCAAGTTGGGATTTTGATGATAGGACTCAAATTATGAGACTATATCCTCAACCACAACAATCACAGTATCAAACAATTCAATACTATGCAGTCATTCAATGTTACGTAGAAAGAGCATTGAGAGATGTTATTAAGGAACAATGGGTGTATCAATATGCTTTAGCATTGAGTAAAATCACTTTAGGTAGAGTAAGAGGTAAGTTTACAGGTACATCACTATTTGGTGGTGGTCAAGTAAATGCTGACATGTTAGCTGAAGGTTTAGAAGAAAAGAAAGAACTTGAAAGACAGCTATATGAAGGTGCTCCTGGCTTTGGCGACAACGAACCACCAATGTTCTGGGTAGCTTAATCATAAATAATAACATGAAGTTTAGTGAACTCGCTGGTCAAACTACAGAAGCAGATGTAATTAGACCTCTATACCAAATGTAATGGAAACATATTTTAAGCAGGGTGTATATAAACCACAAAATAGTGGTAAGTATATTGGTAGTAATTACCCTCAATACCGCTCAAGTTGGGAACTTAAGTTTTTTAGATGGGCTGATTTAAATGAAAACGTATTAGCCTGGGGTAGTGAAAATATTATTGTACCGTACATAAATCCTCTAGATAACAAAGTTCATAGATACTTTGTTGACAATTACATTGTTTTTAAAGATAGTAATGGTAATAAACAAAAGTTCTTAATAGAAATCAAACCAAGTAAACAAGTTGCAAGACCCTTAGAGAATCATAAGAAGAAACAGTCTACCATGTTATATGAACAGACTACATGGATAACTAATCAGGCTAAGTGGGATGCAGCTAAAAAATGGGCAGAGAAGAAGGGATGCCAGTTTATAATCCTTACAGAAAAAGAGCTAGGCATCCGTTGATTAGGCACGCGCGCATATAAATAATAACATATGAGTTTTAAACTTATTGTAGAAGCACCAAACAATCACAACGACTTTGAATATATCGTTGAAGAAAAAAATGCTAATCAGCCAAGAAACTACTATATAAAAGGACCATTCATGATGGCTGAAGGTGCTAATCGTAATCGCAGAATTTACTCACTAGGTGAGATGAAAGCTGAAGTTGATCGTTACACAAAAGAAATGATTAGTCAAGGTAGAGCAATGGGTGAGCTAAACCATCCAACTACTGCAGATGTAGACCTTACAAGAGCTTGTCATATGATTACCGAGTTAAAACAAGATGGTAATGTGTTTTACGGTAAGAGCAAAATTTTATCAACACCTACCGGTTTAATTGTACGCAGTTTAATTGAAGATGGTGTAAAGATTGGTGTAAGTACAAGAGGTTTAGGACAGTTAGTTGCAGAATCAAACGGCGTTAACAGAGTTAAAGACTTTAGATTAGTTGCAGTTGACGTTGTAGCAGATCCTAGCTTTGATAAAGCTTTTGTTAATGGAATTCTTGAAAGTAAGCAATATGTATTAGAGTCCGATGGATCATTTGCTGAACTATATGATAAATTTGAAAACAAAATTAGTGCACTTCCTACCAAAAATAGAGAAGAATACTTACGCAATACCATCTTGTCCTTTATAAATAAATTATAATCAATGAAGACAGACATTAAAAAGTTTATTGCAGCAGTTATGGATCAAAGATTCAAACAAGCAAATGACCATCTTAAAGCAAGCGTTAATGAAAAAATCAAACGCAAGATAATAAATAATAATAGCAACATTTTCTAATATGGAAACTTTAAAAGATTTATCACCAGAATCCGTGAATGAGATTCAAAATGCTATTAATAGCAAAGTACAGGAAAAAGTGCAAATTCATGTTGAAAAGGCACTAGCTGAGCAAGATGAACTTTACAGCAAGAAGCTTTCCCAATTATTAGAAGCAATTGATGCTGATCACTCTGCTAAATTAGAAAAAGTTGTTGAAGCGGTTGATACAGATAGAGCACAAAAGCTCAAATTAGTCATTAAGAAGTATGAATCAATCATCAATGAAGATGCAAACAATTTCAAATCACAGTTAGTTGAATCTATCAGTGATTACTTAGACGCATATCTAGAAGAATCAGTACCAACTGAAGAA